TCAAAGGGCTAATCAATTAATGAGCCGGAGTTTAGTGCTCCGGCTTTTCTGTTCTCAAATGGTCAACAACACTTTGCAACCTATCTGCATCTTTAGGATTGAAAATAAATTCGTCAAAATCTCCATATGCACTTCGATGACCAAATATGTACTTAACAGCATGGATAATTCGTTTGAGTACATTTCTTTCGGGTTTTAAGTGTACGTTGCAATATACTTCCTTTTCATCCTCAAAATATGACATCACAATCTGATGTTCGATGCTGTTGCATTCACAAATAAAGAGTTCTTTTTTATCCATGGTTGTTTATAACATAGTTGCAACTTGCTTTTCTACGGCTGATTTAATAAAAGCGTTTATTGATATTCCAGCCTGTTGGGCGAGAATGGCAATTTTGCTATGTACCTCTGGGGAAATTCGTATGTTCAGGGAACCAGAATAACTTTTACGCGGTGTAATTCCGGCTTCCTTACAATATGCTATATAATCATCCACAGCTCCTTTAAAATCCTCTTTCAATTCAGATACAGTTTCACCTTCATACGAAATCATTGTATCTTTTGGCAAATCAAGGACTTTTCCAAATAGGCAATTATCTTCATCGCTTATCTCAATACTTCCTATGTAACCTTTGTAAGTCAATGTTTTCATATTAATTTATTTTTAGTCAGAAATTCAAATACTTGTTTCATTACATACCCTTTTACGATACTTCCTGGATGTGGCTTATGCGCAGTGTACGAGCTTTCCCCTTTTGCGAAAATGACACGTGACCCACTTGTTTTTCCTTTGTTATCTATCTTATATCCGAAAATGGAGAACAAGCGTACAAGCTCATCCCAATTAAAATCTTTTGGCTGGCTTTTAAAGCGTTCTATCAACTTCTCTTTTGTACCCATAATTTAATGGTTTATGCAAATGTAACTATTTTACAGTTGCAGAACAAGTGATTTACTGTTTTTCTTCAATCTCAGCCACAATTTTCTTTAGCTCCTCTATCGTATCGGCTTTGTAGAAGTTTTCTTTATACTGGATAAGGGCGGTAAGTTCACTATCTTCTCCTTTACAAGTGGAAGAGTTATTTGTTTCGTCTCGGAAGAAGTCAACTATATTGCAATCAATGGCGTCGGCTATCTCTTTCAACTTTTTGTAGGTGGGATTTCCTTGTAAGGTAAGAGTAAGAGTTACTCTATTTACACCCATCTTTTTTGCTACATCCTGAATGGTGTAGCCCTTTTCTTTAATGATGCTTTTTATATCCATTTCAAATGTATATTATAATAAACGGAACAAATATAATATGATAAAATCAATAATGCAATAAAAGTAGCTGTTTATTGCATCAAGAAGATTGATTTATTAATAAATATGTAATTGTATACCCTTACAATTGTGTTTTTGCTAATGTTTATTAAATAGCTACATTTTTATCTTTATTCTATTTGAAGTGTAATTATAAACCCATACATTTGCATCATCAAACAAGAAGTAATAACAATTAAAAGATATACGATTATGGCAGCATCAGTAATTAAACAAAGAACAATAGAGAAGTTCATCATGTCAGAGTTTGTACAAGGCAATTTGAACACAAAAGAACAAGTAAGCTGTATGCTCATTTTGATTCAAAAGAAGCTGGGTATGTCAGTAGAGCAAGCAAGTGACTTTATGAGAAACACAATTGGTATTAACGCTTAAATATACGATCATGGCAACAAAGAAGATTGATGAAAAGAAAACATTGAAGTATGCAGTAGCATTCTACTTCTGTACATCAGGTAAGATAAACTTCATGTTAGGCAATAAAATGTATCAGCATATAAATACTGTTTATGACCAAAGAGAAGATGGCAGAGGCTTCAATACCTGTGAAGTTGTTTATAACTACAAGGCTCAAAAGTACGAGGTTCTGAATGTAGATACAGAGATAGGCAACAAAGAGATTACGATATTATAAGTTTAACCAGCAGGGTAAAAGCCCTGCGCAATATATAAGATTATGAACGTAAATGAAGTTACAGTAGGTTTGAGATATAGAGTATCAGGTGATTTGTCTAATGGCTGTCATGCAGACGGTACGCCACGCATATCGCACGATGATGTAGTAAGAGTAATCAAGCGAATTACAGATACCCACGTGATTTTAGAGTGTGGACGTATGTTCGTCATTAACGACAATCTTAAAATAGAGAAATTCTAAGTTTAATCCGGTAGCCTTCGGGCTACCACAATATACACGATTATGAAAGCAGATTTAGTTTTAGTTATCAGCCCTGAAGCCCCACTGATGAAACAACTGGGCAAAGTGTTGGGTAAGCTATGTACGCCGTACGACTTCTCTACTATAGAGAGGGGTGAAAAGTACATCACCATACAGCATGATGAAACTGGGCTTGTAGTGGCTTATACGAGTGAAGAAAGATTGAAAGCGAAACTTTAAATATAAATGATTATGAACTCAATAAACGAAAACGGTTGCAGCGTATGCCAGCCCGGTAAAGAGAATTACACTACCTACACAACGAAGTTAGGCAGAAAGAGAATGAGAATGTATCAGTATGACTACCGTACTGAAAGCGGTGAGTTGTTTTCTTGTTGTGCACCTACCTTAGAGCAGTGCAGAGAAAGACGGGACAAATGGCTTAGTTCACAACAATAACCTGATTGTTGTGTATAACGATTGAAGATATTTCGTTATCTTTGGTTGTGGTAGTACCTTTGGGGTACTATCGCGGGGTGTAGCAGTGGTAGCTTTTCACTTTGACTTGGTGAAGGTCGGTTGTTCGATTCAGCCCCCCGCAACTATTGAGTATTAATTAAAAAAATGACACGATTATGAATGCATTAACATTACAGATTAAAAAAGATAGTTTTCAATCTATCTTAAAAGGTGAACAAGACATAGAACATAGATATGTTTACCCCTCAAATGTTACAAGATATGTATATTTTGAACACGATGGCAAAAGATACAAACGGCAAGAAGATATACCAAATGATGATAAGGATGTGGATGTAGTACCAATAAAGTATGACGCTTTGGTTCTTATAAATGGCAGACGAAAAGATGCGCCACGTCTTACGGTGGAGGTTAAGAGTGCTGAATTTATCATTTTTACAGATGAAGATGGTAACGACCAAGTATTTGAAGAAAACGGCAAAGAATATCTTGTTTGCCAAGTATGGTATCATTTGGGTAAGATACTTAGTACAGATAATGTTTGATTGTTTAATTTTAAAATTTATTAGCTGAGTCGGTAGTACAAGGAGAAGAATTAACAGAACAATGGGACCGCGCCGTAATATGAACGGTGCAGGGGCTGGTGGTAGATTGGTTGCCAGACGTGGCGGTGAAGCTGGTACAACGCAGTTAGGAAATAGAGACCAAAGACGGTATGACTTACGTGTTGCCTTTGGGGTTCGTGGAGCAAATGGTTCAAATGGTTAGCCTATGAACAAGTATGCCCTTACAATGCAGATAATACGCAGTGTTCGTGATAAAACGGACACTGCTGTGTTGTTTTATTCAGCCGGTGGTAAAGACGGTATAGCTTTATTGGATATGCTTGCAGGTGTATTTGATAAGGTTATATGCTATTATATGTACCTCATACCAAATTTAGACCATGTGCAGCCTTATATCAAATGGGCAGAAAATCATTACAAAAATGTAGAAGTACGCAAAATTAGACATTTTCAGCGTGACTATTACGATTTCTGGGGCTTTTTTCGTGAACCAGATAGTTCTATAAAGCCGAGAAAGATTGGTGAAATAGAACAATTTGTAAGAGAAGAGACAGGCGTCATGTACGGATTCAGCGGAATGAAAGGCGTAGATGGCTATATGAAACGGATGCGTTTAAAGAAGTTTGCTAAAACCGGCTATGTAACAGATAAAGGCATGGTTTATCCTCTTGCATTGTGGACAAACAAAGAAGTGCTTCAATATATTAGGCAAAGTGGATTGATACAACCTTTTATCTATGATGCAAACGCTATAAGTCAAGGATTTACTATTGATTTAAATACGATGCTATTAATGCGTAGTAAATATCCCAATGATTATAAACGCATTTTGAAAGAGTTCCCATATTCCGAAAAATTAATATTCGATTATGAAAGAGAACAAAATAACTCAACCGGAAAGTAGAGAAATACAGCGGAGTGATATAAACTTCGCTAACTACAATCCTCGCAAAATAACACAAGAAGCAAGAAAGAACCTGAAAGCAAACCTAAAGCGTGTAGGGTTGCTTGGTGGTATTGTATGGAATGAGGTTACTGGCAACCTTGTTTCTGGTCATCAACGTATTTCAGTGATAGATGAAGTAAATAAATACAATCCGGACACGAGAACTAATGATTATTTGATTCGTGTTGAAGTAGTTCACATGGACGAAAAAACTGAAAAAGAGCAGAATATCTTTATGAATAACAGAAGCGTACAAGGCGATTTTGATTCAGATATGTTAAAAGATATGCTTGATGGAATTGATTATAGCCTTGCCGGACTGAATGACTTCGATTTGAATATGCTTGGAATTGGTGACTTGGACTTTTCTATTAACGATGATATTTGGAGAAAGGAAGATATATTGGACGATTCGTTATCAGCCATAGATGAAGCTACTAAAGAAGGTAAAGAGAATAAAGACATTAACCGTTCCAATAATTTTTATGAGGATTCAAAAGAAAATCAAATTGTACGTCACAATGAAGTGCAAAAGATAAAAGACAGAATTAGCAACCAAAATAGCTTTGAAAAGGATAACGGAATGTTAAGCTATGTCGTGCTGTCTTTTAATAGCCCAACAGAAAGGGCTAATTTCATGAAGATGTTCGGTTATGGATTTGAAGAACGATACATTGATGGAAAAGAATTTATGGATAGAATAGAATTTGGGGTAGAATAATGGCGAACGAACAGAATTTAACGCAGAAAGGCAAACGCATTAGCACAGAGAGAGCGCAGGAACTCGCAAGACTTTCGGCTGAATCGAGAAGACAGAAAAAGGAACTTGTGAAAACCGCAAGAGAGTTTGCCATTGCTGCGTTGAATGCTGAAACTACAGATGATAAAGGTCGGAAATACATTGTAAAGGATGCCATGATAAAAAAACTCATAGCGAAAGCTGTGGGTGATGCAGATTTGAACGCTATAAGGTATTTATTAGAACTTATCGGTGAATCTCCTGCTGATGAAAACCAAAAGATTGCAAATGCTGATATTCCAACAGACATAGAGCATGGCATCAACATTGATTCCTGGATTAAAGACAAGCTAAAATGATAGTACCCCAAGAAATTTACCATCCATTATATGAGGATAAGGAAAAATTTATAATTCTTATCACCGGTGGGCGTGGTAGCGGAAAGTCTTTCAATGCTTCTACCTTCATAGAACGGTTGACTTTTGAAATGACACCGGCCGAGAAGATAGTTCATCAGATACTCTATACTCGCTACACGATGGTTTCTGCCGGTATGTCTATCATCCCCGAAATGATGGAGAAGATAGATTTGGACGGTACCACGAAATATTTTAAGACCACAAAGACGGACATAGTCAATAAGATGACTAAGAGCCGTATCATGTTCCGGGGTATCAAGACTTCTTCCGGGAACCAGACAGCAAAACTGAAATCCATTCAAGGCATTACGACTTTCGTCTGCGATGAAGCGGAAGAGTGGACAAGCGAAGATGAGTTCGATAAAATAATGCTCTCCATTCGCAAGAAGGGTATTCAGAACCGGATTATCATTATAATGAATCCGTGCGATTCCAATCACTTCATCTACAAAAAATACATTGAGAAAACTCACAAGCTGGTAGAGATTGACGGTGTGCAGGTTCAGATTTCCACTCATCCGAATGTACTTCATATCCATACCACGTATTTTGATAACTTGGAGAATCTTTCCCCGGAGTTTCTGAAAGAGGTGGAGGATATGAAGGTAAATAATCCCGAAAAATATGCTCATGTGGTTATCGGCCGCTGGGCTGACGTTGCTGAAGGTGCAGTGTTCAAGAAGTGGGGAATTGTTGACGAGTTCCCGGCTTGGGCAAAGAAAATTGCTTTCGGGCAAGACTTCGGTTATACGCATGACCCGTCTGCTTCCATTCGTTGTGGTATCGTTGATAACGCCCTTTACTTGGATGAAGTGGATTACCGTACTGGATTGCTTTCTTCTGACATCATCAAGACTCTTCGCCCGTGGGGATTGAAAGTCATTGCTGACAGCGCAAATCCACGTTTGATTCAAGAGATACACAACGGAGGAATCAAGATATATGCCGTAGAGAAAGGTGCAGGCTCTATCAATGCCGGAATTGACAAAATGAAAGATATGGAGATTTATATAACCAAACGCTCGTACAACTTACAAAGCGAGTTCAGAAAGTATGTTTGGGCAAAGGATAAGGACGGGAACTATATCAACGAACCGGAAGACCATGACAATCACGGAATAGATGCTGTACGTTACTATGTATTGGGTGAGCTTCTTGGTAAGATTCAGAAGCCGAAAGATTTAACAGGAATATTCACACACTAAAAATATAAGCTATGCCATTGAATTTAGAAGAAATATTAGCATTGCCCGATATCGGGCAGAAGATAAACTATCTGAAGAAAGGTAGGAAAACTGAACTTCCCGACCGTTGCAAACTTTGGGATGATTGGAATCCGGAACGCCATGAAATCATGGTTGACGAAAAGAAATATCCGGACAGAAAGGTTCTTGAAAAAGAAGCAGAGAAGCACTTCGATGAAAAAACGGGTAAGACTTATGAAATCGAAGCAAAGTATAAGACTGAACCGGTGAACCGTATCTCCATTCCATTGGAACAGGATATAGTGAACATTCAAACTGCTTTCACGGTCGGCACAGAACCGTCTATGGATTGCACTCCAACTGATGATGATGAAAAGAAGCTACTGGATGCGGTAAAGGCTGTATTTAAATCCAACAAAATCAAATATCAGAACAAGAAGGTTGTCCGTGCCTGGCTCTCCGAACAAGAAGCGGCAGAATATTGGTATGTTACCGATGATGATTCGTTTTGGGCGAAGTTCTGGAAAAAAGTAAAGACTACATTCGGAGGCAAGGTAAAACCTACCAAGAAGCTGAAAAGCGTATTATGGTCTCCGTTCCGTGGGGATAAGCTTTATCCGTTCTTCAATGATGAAGGTAAGATGATTGCTTTCTCACGTGAGTACAAGAAGAAGCTCATGGATGATTCGGAGATAACTTGCTTTATGACTATCACTGATAAGATGGTCTATCAGTGGGATTTATCTAAAGGGTATGAAGAAAGAACGCCTTTTACTCATGGATTCCCCAAATTACCGGTTCTCTATGCCTACCGTCCTGAACCTTATTGCAAAAAGATAAAGACTTTTCGGGTTCGGTTGGAGAAATTATTATCCAATTATGCAGATTGCATCGATTATCATTTCTTCCCTTTATTGAAACTTATCGGTGACGTGGAGGGTTTCATGGGTAAGGTTAAGGACAGAATGGTCAAACTTACAGGTGAAGGTGCGGATGCTCAATATCTGACGTGGAATCAGGTGCCAGATACGGTACGTTTTGAAGCAGAAACACTCACTAATATGGCTTATGATATGTCAAACACTCCAAGAATATCATTTGAAACGTTGAAGGGGGTAGGCAAAGCATCAGGAACCGCTTTCCGCTTTATGTTCATGGGTGCACATATGGCGGTAGAAAATCACGGTGAGGTTATCGGTGAGTTCTTGCAGCGGAGAGTAAATTTCATTGTTTCCGCTTTAGGCTCTATCAATCCAACCGAGTTTAGCAAGGCATCGCAGACCATTGACATAGAAACAGAACTGGTTCCATATATGATTGATGATTTGAATGATAAGGTGACTACTGCCGTTTCCGCTGTCAGTGGTGGCATTTGGTCCACACGTGAAGGTATCATGTTTGCCGGGAATGCTGATAGGGTAGAAGAGGAGCTTGCAGAAATCAAGGAGGAGCAAGCGGCAAAGAATGAGCAAATCGGAAATAAGGGACAGAAAAATGCCTCTTAGTCAGAAAAATTATAGGGATTATAATTTTAGTACAAGAAAAATAGAATATTTTGCGGCAACATCAAAGAATTGCCGCTAATTTTTTGCTTGAATAGTTGTAGGTAATTAAATAATTACCTATATTTGTAGGGTAATCAATAGAGAAAGGTATGCCAACGATATTTATTTTATTTGGTTTTCGTTTTATGTTTTACGCTAATGACCATGAGCCTATACATGTTCATGTAATCAAAGGGGATGTAAGTGCTAAATTCACTTTATTTCCAGTTACATTAATCAAAAATAATGGCTTGAAGTCATCTGAACTGAAACTTGTAGAATCAGTTATAGAAGAAAATCAAGAAGTAATAGCAGAGCATTGGAATAAATTTTTTAATAAATCAAAATAAGTGGTTATGGAAAATATCATAGTTGAAAAGGTATGGTTGACTGATACGGAGGTATGGATACGTACCACTGACGGGAAGGAGGCATGTGAGAAGTTTTCAGATTTCCAAAGGCTGAAATGGGCTACTCCTGCGCAGCGCGCAAATTTCACAACGAGCCATGACGGAATACATTGGAGAGAGCTTGATGAAGATTTGAGTTTTGAGGGATTCTTTCGGGAAAGGAAATCTAATCCTCTTTATGATTTATTTATAGCTCATCCTGAATTGAATGCTGCTGCCATAGCACGACGTTTAGGTATTTCTCAGAGTTTGTTTGCTCAATATGTAAGCGGAACAAAGAAGCCGTCTAAGAAACGTTTTGAAGATATTATAGAAACAATACGTTCAGTAGGGCGTGAATTAATGGCTGTACCGGCATAAGTTACAATACTTTATTTAGGCGTGATTCCATTCGGTTTCACGCCTTTTTTATACCATTTTACGACAATCGTTTCATTGTCGTGTATCACCTATCTGATAATTTTTCACATAGCTTATTAATGCCGAAATTTACCGTAGAAATTTATAAATCAAATTCATACGGTATGACAATCTTAGAACAAATCTTGGCAGGGCTGCAACAGAAGTTTACTGGGGTGGACACTGCTATCTTAACCCGAATTGCCACTAAGAAGGCAGAGGGTGTAACGGACGAGACAAAGGTAAACTCCATTGTTGAGGGTATCAGCTTCTCGGACGTGCTAAATTCCTATGGTGATTTCCGTGCCGGGGATGCTTCCAAGACCGCAGTTTCCAACTACGAGAAGAAACATAACCTTAAAGACGGTAAGTCAGACATATACAACCATTCGCTCTTCATCAGCTTATCTTCGGTTGCTATCGGTGTCAATTCCGTTCCACTTGCACCCACCACTATCTACCATCACTGGCTTCGCTTACGTGCCTTCGCAGAAATATATCTTTATATCGTACCAATATGTCAAAGAACTAATCAATAGTGCCCTACCCGATTCTCGCTATCAGTTGCCGTTCAATCCGTCAATAGGGCTGTCGTGCGTGATATAATCGTGTGATTAATCATCATAAAAGAACTTCTCGCCCGGCTTTCTGAAAAGCCTATAACTTGCATATAAGCAGCCCAATACTATCAATGCCTCTATCATACCGCCATTCTATCAAGTTGAAACTCTATGTAATCAATCTCTTCTTGAATAACCTCTAAGGCCTCTTCTTTGGTATCGGTATTACAGAAAGCACAAGCCTCTGTGTCAGACATCTTATCAACTCTATCAAGGTCTATACAAGCCTTATCCAAAGCCTTTTCAAGCCCGTAGGCTTCTACACTGTCGCAAACTCTATAGTTTCTCATATCAGGCAATTTTTAAAAGGTTAGCTTTCTTAAAGCATCTGAACTCTTGGCGTTCAGTATCATAGTAAGTTTGAACGGTGTCGTTCTTCTTTCTGTTGTCAGTACCAGCAATGGCAGGCATCAGCTTTTCATTTAGTGTACCGTAGGCTTCTCTCACAGAACCGTCCACCTTTTGAAAGTAGAATTTCACAATCTTGCTTTTCATCTGCAATTTCAATTTCATGTTAGCCCAAGCGCACTTTAATGCTTCTGACATCGTGAAACCGTTCTTGCGAACGAACTGCCATGCAAGGCTCATAACTTCATGTAAAAAACTCTTCGTGCTCATAATCGTGTGATTTAATATGTTTATACTATTTGTATCGTCAATCATTTAGTTTATCTTTGCTACGTGATTGATTGATGATGCAAATGTACACAATAACTGTGAATATAAAACATTTTAATCACACATATTGTGTACATAAGCATTATTTAACTATTAGAGCATCTTATACCTTATTATAACATGAAGAAAGAAAATTGGGCTTTAGGATTGAGTATTGTGGCAATGACAATTGCTATTATAGCGACCTGCATAGCCGCATATAGGACTCCCGAGTTAGGATTTGATTACCAAGGAGTGATAGTAGGAATATTGTCATTATTGGTTACTGTATTGATAGGATGGAATATATACACATTCATCGATATAAAAGGTACAAGTCAAAAAATTGATAAGTTTAGAGCTGAATTTGAAGGAAAAATAAAGAAGTCGAGTTTAGAAACACAATTTGATGTAAAAAAGGAAATGATGAGAGTTGTTCCAATTCTCATTGCCCGACAACATGGAGATTTAATAAGCTCTTTACAGTTTATGTTTAAAGCATTTCATGAAAATAAAGACGATGGAGGCTTTGCCAAGATGTTGGCAAGAGAATATATTTTGCAGACTATTATGGCTTTGATAAATAATGAAAATAAAAACCTAATAAGCCATCTCATAAACGACATGAAGGGCACTCTTAAGGTTGAGGAGATAGAAGATTTTCTACATGAATTTCTGAGCTATAGCGAAGAAGAAAAGCATCAACGTTATGCTGGGATGCAGAATGTACTCCTTGAATTATTGAAAGCGCAATCCTAATATCCTCTTTAGGAGTACCAAATTTCATTAATAGCTCAAGTAATGTAATAACTGTTATTTTACTGATGTCATTAGGAATCAATTTTGCAAGTTCATTATTCATATCAATAAAACAAAAGCGACCAACCCCAAAGTTGCGGTTTGAGGAAGTCGCCTATATAGTCCCTTACGGGAACAGTTAAACAATTTAGTCGAAATCATCCGCAACTTGATTCCGACACAAACATACACATTATTTGTGAACATGAGCAATATTGGAGAAAGAATATTCAAAATTAAATCCTACTATTTCGGAGACGAAAGAGGAAGCAACAAAAAATTTGCAGACGTAGTTGGAGAAAAGCCTAATACAGTATCAAACTGGTTCGGTCGTAAAGATGGGATAGGAGATGCTGTCATAGATAAGATTTTATCCACTTTTCCCAATGTAGATAAAGGATGGCTAGTTGGTGGAAATGGAGATATGTTAACTTCTACTGAAAGCCCATCACTAGCTCAAGCCATAGACAATGAAAGTGATTTAAAGTCGGCTTTGAAAAAAGGAATAAAACTACTCCCTGAAGTTGATTTCAAATTTGCTGCCGGACAAATAGAACTTATCAATGGAATAGAAAGCATAAAACGGTACTGGTATCTGCCAGACTGTAAGGATTGCGAAGCGATTGCACAGATAGCGGGAAACTCCATGTCCCCTGCATACCCTTCCGGATGCTGGGTAGCTCTAAAAAAATATGGTTTCAGCGCAGACGTAGCTACTCAAATTCCCTTCGGCAATGTGTTTGGAATAGTAGTACAAGACAAATTTACCGGAGATTATCACGGACATATCAAAATACTACGCCGATATAAAGACCAAGAGTTATCTCGCAAGTTCTGGATAGCACACTCTTTTAACAGTAATGAATACGACGATTTCGACATAGAGATAGCGCAAGTACGGAGTTTGTGGATTGTCAAGCAACATATTGTAAGTGATGTATTATTGTAATACAAATCTAAATATTATGGGGGGGGGATTTTGAATTCCCGATTTATTCAATGAATTAAAGAACAAACTAAATAATTAACACAATGAAGAAGATTCTATTTTTAATAGCGGCTACATTTGCAATTATCGGATGTAATAATAAAAAGAAAGCAGAGGTCTTTCCTGTCGTAGTAGAGAAATATACCAACGAACAAGCGTCTAAGGCTTTCAAGGATTTGAAATGGGGAATGACCGTTGAAGAGATGATTGATTTAGGGTATATCTCGGTAAAAGACACTTCTAAATGGGTCATTCCATTAAAATATAATAAAATTGGAACGGTCGAATTCGACGATGTGTCTATTATGACGCATAATAACAAACTTTTCGCTGTAATATTTCACGAATACATCGAAGGCTTCAATAGTTCAGTGCGTAAATTGAATGATGTGAAAATTCTATTTAACGCAAAATATGGAACTCCGGATTTTGAAAGTGAAGTATGCGAAGACAGTTTGGAATTTGAGAAAGAGGCAATCTTATATTCCTGGAATATAAAGTACAAAAAGATTGAAGGAACTATAGAAAAAAGCCAATCTGATATGTTTTTTGTAAATGTTGTAATAGAAGATACAATTACGAGACATCTTCATGATTCAATAGCTATAGCATACCAATCGCAAGACATATAATATTTGTTCAAAGATTATGATTGACTTTTTAACTATCATACTCCTAATATTCGGAGTACTGCAAATCATCCTCTTCTTCAAGGTATGGGGAATGACGAATGACATCAAAGAGATAAGGAACAAGTACCTCAAAGACGAGGACGAGAAACGAAGACAAAAAGCAGAATACGACCCATCTCCTAAAATCAGCGGTGGGGTTAAAACAACAATATAGCCGGAATTATTTCCCGGCTTTTTCTTTCCCTATTCGCGAGTTGTGCAAATGTTGTGCAACTATCATAAAAAGAAAATGCTAACAAGTTATCAATGAACCTATTAGCATTTTTCCTTGTGATTCCGTTGCGATTCGAACGCAAGACCCACGCCTTAGAAGGGCGTTGCTCTATCCAGCTGAGCTACGGAACCAGCCTTAATTGCGGTGCAAAGGTACGCTTTTTTACGAATATTGCAAATTTTTGTATCACCTTTTTTCGTTACCTATGTATAAAAGGCTCATTTGCTACATAAAAAGTAATGATTAGTTACCTTTACAAACAAGATACACGGTATTTATATACAGATGTATTAAAACATTTTGCAAATTATCAATGTTACTAATTATAAAAAGTAAAAATATGGAGGAATATTCAAGTAGGAAAAGTAGCATTGACCCGAAAATGAATGAAAGAGTAATAACAACTAAATTTTAAAGAGATGGAATGGGAAAATCAGTTGATACAAGAATTGCAATGGTCAAATAAAATCAGCAATAAGGCGAGTAAGGAATTGGTAGCCCAGGAGATTGCCGGACTGGCCAAAGACGGTGATGTCATAGGAGCAGGCTCCGGCTCTACCGTTTATCTCACTTTGTTTGCATTAGCTCAACGAGTTAAACAAGAATCTTTGCATATAGAAATCATTCCGGCATCTGCCGAAATTTCGATGACATGTATACAGCTTGGCCTGCCGCAAACTACTCTGTGGAATAAGCGTCCGGATTGGACATTCGACGGTGCAGACGAAGTGGATCCGCATAATAACCTCATCAAAGGACGTGGTGGAGCCATGTTTAAGGAGAAGCTCCTAATTAAAAGCAGTGGTAAGACTTACATCATTGTCGATGAGAGCAAGCTTGTCAGCAAACTGGGGAGCAAATACCCCATACCGGTGGAAGTATTTCCACATGCTCTCTCCCATGTGGAAAACGAGATACGCTTATTGGGAGCTTCAAAAATCAGCCTACGTCTTGCAGAAGGAAAAGACGGTCCGGTATTTACCGAAAGCGGTAATTTCATTCTTGACATTCATCTCAGCAACATTGTTCCTGATTTGGAACAGAAACTGAAAGCCATTACCGGGGTTATCGAAAGCGGGCTGTTCATTGGTTATGACATTACAGTCCTAATGGCAAACCGCTGATGTACCAAAGTACAAATAAGGCAGTCCATGCCAATAGAATGACTAAAGAATATCTCCAAGTATACTTCAGTAGTGAACCATAAGTGGATTGCCTATCATATTGCTGCATATAGGTCAAGACAAGTGGCATGTAGAACATAAAAGGTGTTATGGCATTTGTTGCACTGTCACCTATACGGAACGCACATTGGGTCATATCCGGCGAAATGCCCATACTTGCCAATACCGGAACAAAAATGAAAGACATAAAAGCCCATTTAGCTGTGGCAGATACCATAAAGAGATTGACCAGCGCCGTAAAAAGAATGAAGAGAATCAATATCCATAAACTACTCAAAGAGGCGGAGGACAGCAGATTAGCGCCTAAAATGGCAATGCACTTGTCCAAGTGGGAATATTCAAAACAAGCAAACATCTGTGAGGCAAAGAAAGCTATCACAAAATAAACGCCCAGCAGTTTCATCGGCTGCGTAAGTCCTTCTATCACATCACCGTCCGTACGGTATCGGCCGGAGGCAAAACCATAGACCATCCCCATCAAACCTATTCCAAACGAAAGCAAAAACAGAATACCAACTATAAACGGAGAACGAATCAACCCACCATTGACACTCCGCAATATCCCCCATGAAGAGAATGTAGCCCACAGAATAATGGCAATATACAGCAAGCCTGCAAATACAGCTCCCAACATAGCTCTCCGTTCCTTGCGGGACAGTTGTTTGTAGCCATTAAAATGAATATCCCCTGCATACATTCCCAAGTGCGGCAACAAGCTCCTGCGGGTAATATGATAAATGATGAATGCAAGCAGGAACGTGGAAACAAAGAGAAAATAATAATTGCACAGCGGTCCAGTCTGCCCCGGAGCAATATTCATCCTATCAGCCGCTTCTTGCGTTACAGAGGCAATCATGGGGTCTAATGTACTCAAAAACACATTAGCGCTATAGCCACAAGAGACTGAAACATAAGCTGTAATTATACCTCCAATGGGGTGCAGACCGACGGACTGGAACAAAGTTGCAGCTATCGGCAACAGAATGATATATCCTGCATCTCCCACTATATTGGACAACAGTCCTAAGACAATGACCAGCAGAATAATGCGCCAAGGATCACGTGGACGTCGTACCCCCCTGCGAATACATGCATCGATGAAACCCGAATGCTGTGCCACCCCTATTCCGAACATAGCCACAATCACCAGCCCTAACGGAGCGAATCCCGTAAAATTGGTTATGACATGGCGCAGCAGCCAGCGTATGCCCTCCGGACTCAGCAGGCTCTGCACCCGTATTTCTTCTCCAGTCTGCGGTTGCAGCACGCTCAGACCATAGACATCGAATATCCATGAAAGGAGGATGACTGCCAGCGTCAGCAGGAAGAACATCGTAGCGGGATGTGGCATTCGGAGTTTACTCATCGTCGGCTTCCAGATTGTCTATATTCAAGATTCGAAGTTCCAATGCACGCACCACCAGACGAGTGGCATTCACCCCCACCCGTTCACTAGGCGGGAAAAGACGGCCGACCAAGTCATTCTGCCGTTTCTCCAGCGACTTGACTCCAAAAGGCATTCCCCTAAGATTGGCAATCATTTCTTTGGTATAGCCCAGTGCCAAATGACGGAGGAAACGCTCGTCATACTCATCAATATCATAGCTTATGATTGCTTCCTGACGTTTTGCATCATTCAGGACAGATTTCTTGAAGCGTTCCACTATCTTCTCCAGTATCGGATAGTTAAAGACCAGCTTCTTGCCGTCCATCACTGCCTGCACATCGGTTTTGGTCAGCAACTCTCCGGTTTTCAGGATAATGCCGTCGGCACCGGCTTCAAGTACGTCCACCCATAACTTCTCATTCAATATTTCTCCCGTGAATATCAGCACATGTACTCCCGGATAACGCTTGAAGATATTCCGGCAGATGTCCACCCCGATTGTGGTCGAACCTCCCAATCCCAAGTCCAGCAGAACAAGATCCGGTACGCCGGCTTCAATCAATGTCCAGAACTCCTGCTCAGTCATAGCAGTACCTATTACCTCCGCATTGGGAATTTCATGGCGGAAAATCTCTTCCGTCCCTTTCAGCTCCAACTTGACATCTTCAACGATGATTACTTTAAATTTTTTGTCTTCCATATTTCATTTTTTCGGTAGCGTAAAATATATTGTAAAACCTCCTTCCTTTCCCGGTTCGGCATTGATACGGCATCCCCGGCGTCCGGCAAACTCGTCATGGTCGCGGATAATCTGCTTGCACACCAGATATTCCGTACCATACAGTTCTCCTTTCTCACCGGCCGTCATGCGGGACAAGTCGGGATAGAACAATTGGTTCAATTCTTCACGGGTCTTTTCCCTGCGCATATCTGTAAACAGAAAACGTATAAATTCCCCATCTTCCCGGGCCGACAGACAGACAGCTCCATCCAGAGTTACGGAGCAAGCCTCGTCTATCAGGTTTTCAAGCAGGAAACGCAACTGGTTCCAGTCACCGGTAATCCGTCCTTCCAACGGTTGTATCTTAAAATCAATATGCGCCTTGTTTCCCTTATACACTTTGCGGAAATATTTCCCGGCAGTAGCCATAAGTTCCGGCACAGATATTGTCGCACGCCTAAAAGTCACCTCTTCCAACTGGCGGGAAGCGCATGAACTGAGTGTCGTAAAGATACCTTTGTAATACTCTATCAATTCGCTGATGGCAACCACCGTTTCCCGCTCCTCCGCTTCTGTCTGTTTGCCGGACCGCAGTTTCCCTATCAGCTGCTTTATCTTGTTCGGATAATAAATCGTTTCATGCTTGATGGTCGAAAGACAATTATCCAGCACCATGTTCTGTACATGCAGCAAACTGTCTTCCCAGGAAGCTCGCCGGGCTTCATCTTGAGCCACTTCGATGTCCCGGTATTTCGTAGCCAACTTAACCACTGCATTGAAGATTACAATGGAGACATAACGGGCTATCAGTTCCAAAAGCAAATGGTCGGTCTCCTGCTCCGTACCTTCCCTGCGTTCCAGACACAGCACACCTATGCAACGACACATATTGCCTGCATCCACAACAAGCGGCAATGCTTGTATACCCTTTTCCGATATGTACACTTGCTGCTCAAAGCAATTCTCCATATATTTCCTCCAGATAGGCAACTCGTCCACGGCGGTATCTTCCACTGGATTGGAAGTGTATTCCAGCTTATGTGTAGTCTCGTTGTATACAGCTATGCTTAACCGGTCGATACTCAAAAGTTCGTTCACTGCATCAAAAGCGGAACCTACAATCTGCCGCGGGATTTCCTTCAATGTATCCTCCTCACGCTGCAACATTTCCTCCGTATCCGAAACCGGCAACAAGGAGGCATTGAACACCTTTCCATTAATTTCCAGTACTTGCTCCAGATTCCAGCGGTTCACCAGACGTTTACGGAAGTAGAGTATGTAATATCCCAACAGCAATACGAACAGCAAAATCACCGCCAGCAAAATGCCCACCATCTTGTTGTTGGTGGAACGCTCCAGCTGCCGGCAATATTCTTCCAAGGATTGGTCTTCTCCCAACAGTTTGTATAAGGTAGTGTAGGCAGCATTATTATAGCTATAGTCATCCCATTGCTTCAATGCAAGAAATGAGACTGCCGCTTCATTCCTGATATCCAGAATTACATGGAAATCCGAATTGAACATCTGGTTCCACCAATCCAGTTCCGCAGGCGCCCCGTCTCCCGTCAGCGTCATATAGCGACGTATAGGATGGGCGTATTGCTTGTAATGTTCGTTCAGGCAATACATTGCCGAATCTATGTATTGTAAAGCCAGTTCGTATTCTCCGTCTACATTGCAGTAATAAGCTTCATTGGCATAATCGGAGGCTTCGTCCAGCAAAGCTTCGTATTCATTCTGTGCAAGCAGTGCCAAAGAATCCGGTAACACCTCTCCGGAAGCAGGCTGTTCCACAGCATGCCGGCAGGATGACATGCACAAAGACAACACGACGAGCAACACCGACACGGACTTACGGATACCGGCAGGCAGACGGAAATAAAAACGGCTGCCTTTTCCCAGCCCGCTCTCCACATTAAATAGACAGACCTTGAACAAATCATTCGTCTTGCGATATTTTTCAATGATGCCCTTACAGTTCATCAGTCCAAAGCCACTTCCTTTGTTCTTCCTCAATTCCTCCTTGTCGGGAGCGTCACTCATACCGATGGCTTTCGAGTCATATACTTTTTCTCCCACAATGCGGGCTACATCTTCCGGTGACAATCCACAACCATTATCCTCTACCGAGATTTCCACATAATCTTCCTCCTGCCGTGCATATACTTTCACCATACCGCCCTGAGGGGTATATTTACGGGCATTCTCCGCCAGTGTATTTATCATAAACAATGTAAGGGCTTTGTCTGCCTTTACCCGGATATCCGTAGGCTGCACCTCCAACGACTGTCTCTTCATCTCGAATGTACGGCTTCCCTTCCTAAGCAGCTCGAAAAGTTCATTCAATTCGAACGTCTCTATGTTCAGGCTAAGGCTTCCTTGCTTCATCTTTATCCAAAGGGCAAGAATATCATTGTATTCATTGATGGTAGTAACCAACTCGTCGATATACTGGTATTTCTCCTCTTTGATCCGCTCCTCTTTGATGAATCCTTTTTGAGTCAGTTTCTGCACTTCGTTGATGATACGGTCTATGTACGGGTGAATTCCGTTGACAATAGCCATACATGCTTTCTTTATCAGATTTTGCCGTTTGTTCCCCGCGATGTGCTGCTCGTAAATGTAGCGTTGCTTTTCCAGTCTGCGGCGTTCGTCGCCAAGGGAGATGGACGTCATGCCGTTGTCGATTGCCCATTGGATATAGGGAGTTATCACCCGTACCATCGCCTGCTCATCCTTGCTCATCCGACGCGGGAACACTAATTGCCCGTTGTCTATGCGGATATCCTTCACTCCAAACAGCTTTTCCAATTCCGGGCAGACAGCCGTCCGGATAGAGTCGACGATTTCCTCCTCAGTCTGTGCATCTGCCGGAATGGATGCCGTTATCTTCTGACAGATATCCAGCATCAGCTGCAGACGGCGGAGATGCACTCTGTTCCGGTCTTTGGAACGCTTGTTGAAAAACCAGAAGAAGAGGGATACAAGCACGAAGCCCACAATGACCAGTGACAACACGACGTTGAGTTGCCCCGCCTCCTTTTCCAATGCCTGATAGCGGCTTTCCAGTTCTTTATCCTGGCGTGTATCTTCAAGGATATCCAGGTAAATATTGCGGTTATAGTCTGATTTTTCTTTCATTCCGAGTCCTGCATACGAAACGCTCAACTGTTCACGAATACGTGAAATCCACTCGGGCACGGTTTTCAGTTTCTGCTCCATCCATGCCTTCTCCGCACAAATCGTATCTCGACGGTCAAATGCTTTCAGCCAGTCCAAACTATCGTGGCAGTCATAGAAAAGGCGGTGATGGTCATTTACACATTCCAGAGCAAGTTTTAGCGTGTCAAGAGCTTCTGTATAGTGACTGTGGGCATTCAGGTATTTGCCGATAGATACATATGCACCTGCTATCTGATACAAATCCTTGTATTGGCTGAATTTTTGCAATGCCAACTGCCCCAGACGCATGGGAAGCAGCGAATCTACCGGTACTCCAAAACGTGTCAAGGCATGGGAGCGGCGGTCTTGAAAAAATGCGTAATTATCCGGTGAAGCCATCAAGTTGGCAAGTCCCTGCACTCCATTGCCCTCAAAGTAAAGATAGCCCTTGCGCGAAGCCAACCGCCATGCGGTATAGAGCTCATCAAATTCTCTCAGTCTTCGCTCATCCGGTGTCTCACCCTCGCATAAGGCAGCAGAACCTTTGATGTAGTGATAATACAACAGCTGATTGGTATCTGCCAGCAACTCTTGTTTTTTAGTAACTTCATTAATAGAGGCTACAGCTTCCGGACGCTGTTGCAAATAATAATAATACACAGCAGATACAATATAAAATTCCGAACGGGCATAATTCAAACGCATTTGCTCGTGTTGGTCCACAAACAGATTGTCATCCTCCGCTATTCTTTTCATACGGTGCAAGGCACTATTGCGATAATCGTAGAACTCCTTGTTCAACGCCGTCCGCTGATAAATCTTCATCAAACCGATGTCGGCAATAAGGAGTTCCAGTTCATTCTTGGTCAGATTATAGACATCCATATGAAACTTTTCGGCCTGCTCAAAATCCATGCGCATAAAAGCACAAAAGCCCAGATTATTGGATGCTTCCGCTTTTCCTTGTTTATAGAGGCTGACTTCACGGTAGGCTCTTGATGCCGCATGGCAGGATGAATCCAGGTTTTTATAACGAAAAGCATAAGCCACCTGGTTTAGAGAGTCGATAAGGCGTACTTCCTTCATGGGTGCCGTTCCCACACACGAAACCATTGTTGTACAAAGGCACAACAACCCCGCAAACCATATAAAAGAAAGTCGTTTCATAAAGCAAAGCTACGAATAAATCCGGGAAAGAAAAATAATTTTTATACAATAACTCTTGTTTTATGTAACGGGAAATTCCTACCTTTGCATGCAAATTAACAAATAGGTAACATCTATTACACAAATGAGCGAAAAAGCACCCTTTAT